TTGATCCGCCCTCATGCCGCATTCGACGTTCAAACCACCCTAAGCCGTATCACCCGCTTGCGCGTTGATACTCGCCAACTAGATGGCCAGGAAGTCCACTACACGATCGGGTTCAAATGGGACTTGGTCTTGGACGAAGACGACCTAGGCAAGCTCTACAATGCTACGGACAGCGACAGCGAGTTTCGCGCCGCTTTCGAGGTAATGAAGCCCCGGTGCCTCACCTACAGCGTGTTCCGAGCCAGCCGTTGAGCCAGCAGCTTTACAAGGCAGTATTGCGTGGCACGGTCGTTCGCAACGACAGAATGCCCGACATAGCATGGCTGGCCAACCAAGCCCGCGCAACCTCGCTGATCCGCAAAGCGTGCTGCTGGATTCTGGACCACAACAAGGAAGCGGACTTCGTTCAAAGCTACAACAACGCGGACGCCCATACGTGCGAGGCAGTAATCGTATTGCGTGATCGAGATACCGCGTTGATGCTGAAACTGGCCCTGAGTTAGTCTTACCTTGGCAAGCTAGCAAAATATTCAGTCGCGTCTTTCTCGGGCGTGTTGCCGTTGAATACGGGATAGTAGGCGTTCGCGGGTTCTGGGTGGCAGATAAACCGGTGAACAGTTTCCTGGCTTGATCCGGGAATGACGTCGCTAAACGGCTGCGACCCGCTAAGAACCTGAGTGGTTCCGTCCTGCGAGTAGTTGACCATCGTCTTGATCCGCATCTGTGGCTCATTGCCACAACGGACTTCCTCCAGAAACTTGGTGTGCCTCAGCCGGATAGGTCGCTTCGCGTCGATGGCCTCGTAGACATCCACCCAGGCCCTGGCTCGACCGCTGGCGTCCACGTCGGCAATCGTGTCGCGATCCAGGTAGAACCGAATTGTCTTTAGCCCGCTGTGGACGCTGCTTACGTAGAAGAAGTCTCTCTCGGCATTACGAGCTCGAACCTCGTCGTCATGCTCCTGCGTGACCTCCGACATGGATTTTTGCGCACAGACAGGATTGGTTGCCACGCAGATCACTAATACTGCCACGCCAATCACTCGCATTTTTTTGCCCCCTCGGCATTGCTGATCGCCTCGCGCATTTGCTCGGCTTTGACTTTTAGGCGTTCTACCTCAGCCTTTTCCCACTCATTGCCCGCGCTGGCATAATAGATGGTCGTGATGTCGATGGGGTTGCGCCCCAGCTTTAATATGACCTCGCTGCGGAATGAACCGCTGCCGCGAATATCGTTTGGCCCCATCGACTCCACGCATAGAGCGCCGGTGTCGGCCTCGATCCAATATACCAGCGCCGTGTCTTTGCTCATGCGACCCGAATATCATACACCGGTCAGCCAGCCGACCGTTTAAGTGTTAACGCGACGACGACCGCCTCAATCGTTGACTGGAACGAAGCCTCTCTCAAATGGCAACCGCAATTCCACTTGGCTCTCCTCGGCACGACGGCGAACATCACGCACGATAAGACGATCAACACGATGCGCTTGCTCGTAGAATTTGGCACTCAGCGGACTGCTGACGATGTGGGCTTGTTTGTCGGCCTTGAGATAACGGATGGCACGACGATCGGGCAGACCGGATACGTTGGGTTGGGTGAACAAGGGCAAGGGCTCACCGTCTCGGATAGCGGCCCAGTATGCGCGCAAGTCCAAAACGGTGTGATTGCTGGATAGGTTCTCGGTTGGCGAGGAATAAGTTGTCATATGCGTAATTATCGCGCGGACCGGTCGCGTGCCCAGCCACCTAGTTCCTAGCCTACATTCGCTTGATGAGACTGACGATCCAGTTCATCGCCTCGTTTATGGCCCAATCGGTTTGCTGCGCGGATAGCAGAGGCATGGGTTTGTTGCCCGATCCATGACCAAAGGGATTGCGGACCTTGCTGAACAGGTTGACCAGCATGTCACTTTCCCAAACGTCAATGAAGCGAACACCATCAATCTGACGCACCAGATTGCTCACATAGGCGGCTGCGCCATTCTCGGTGCCAATGGATCGACCCTTGGCGTCCGAAATGATTTTGACGACACTTTCCAAGGCTTTGAGCGCAGCAAAGTGAGCATCCGGCAGTCCCGCGTCCCTTGTGTCCAGAGCCTTCTTCATATCCGTGTCCACATTCTTCCACATGGGATCAGACACAATTGCCCAGAACGGCTTGCTGACATGCTGAGATAGAAGTGGATTGTGAACCGCCTGGATAAGTCCGTTGTGATACTCCAAGGGAATGCGGTTGATTGAAAAACGCTCGTTGAGTTCATCAACGGTTTGCTGGAGTACGTGGTCTACTTTGACGCGATCGACCCGCAACACGGGTGCTTCCAGAATATCGATGTAGATAGCCCGCTCTTCTTGAACCTTTTTGTCGCTGAGTACAGCGGCATGTAGCCGTCGTTCGTAGCTTTCGTCATAGTCCCGCTTGAAGTCGGCAAAGGACGCAAGCACCTGTTCAACCAGAGAAAGACGCTCCGCTAGCCAGTTATTAGGGCCTTGCTGCTGACTTGGATGGATATTCATAAACTCGGTGTAGACGGTATCCCACGCTTTGGAACCAACAGTGCGTCCAGGTACGTTGCGGATGGCAAAGTGACGCTTGACCAGTTCGTTGGTGCCAAGTTCGAGAGCGAGCCGATCATGCGCTGCCTGTAGAGCTTTGTTACGCTCTTCATAACGAATGGCACCCTCCCCGTTCAACCAAAGATCATGCGTGATCAGCCGGAACGCTTGAAAGACAAAAGCGCGTACTCGCTGATCCACAATGCCAATAACTTGGAGGTTTGGATAGCGGCGGTAGAAGACTTCGGTGATCAACTGAGCGCACTCCGAGTTTGGTCAGAAGGGAAAGCTGGCGGCAGATACCAGACGAAGGGACTTGCCCTCCGCTTATCGATATCACACGACCCGGCGCATTTTCATAATGCTATCTGGGCTATAGAGCAGTTCCAGAAGTTTATTGGAGCAGTTTTTCAGCGATACCACATGATGCTCTCGAACAGCGGGCTTGTAGTCGCCTATAAGTGGCACGGCTGAGTTTCCAGCCAGCTCACGTGCCTCGTGCGCCTTTTCAACTACACTGATAAAGCTTTTGCGCACATTGTAGTTGGAAAGGATGTGCCAAACAGGATGCTCGGCTTTGACCAGGATCATGTTGGCCGAGACGGTATCGTTATCCAGTATGCCGGGCTCTACTAACGCATCAACGGTCTGACGAATGGCATAGGCCAACTGATCAATGGAGGGAGGGTTGAGGCTCTTACGCTCCGAGGGCTGCGCATTTTCAATGACGGAACCCAGTATGCTTTCGCTGGGCTTGGCTTCGTCGAGTCCCCGTTGATACGCAGCAGCAATGCGACGTTCGAATGTCCATCGGGTAATGCGATAGCTCAGGAATCCAAACACCACGGCGGTTAGAAGGAATAGGACGAGCCGCTTGCTGAGGAAGTTACCAAGGCCGACGGGGATGGCGGCAAAGAAGGGCGACCAGCTCTCAGTGTTGGCTTGAGCGGTAGGGTAACTGGTTGCCACGACTAATGCGAATATGGAAATCACGACTGGGATGGACCACAACAACGCTTTCCAGACGATCTTCATGCTTGCCCCTTTGTGCCCACCGCTTGCCACCTTACCGATTAAATATAGGCATGGCCAAGAAAACACAGACAACTCAGACCGTATCCACGCTTTCCACCGTTATTATGCCGCCAAAAGCGGCTACGGGCACCCCTGCGAAAACCAACCCTAATCAGGCACAGGTTGCTCTAGCGCCCAAGGTAACGAACCTCATCGCCAGTGTGACACGCAGCCGCCCCGGCCAGCCCACAAAGCGCAACGCCCAGATCGAAGAGGAATTGTTACAGCGGATCGCCAGCGGGGAAACGATGGTCGCGGTATGCCAGGACGACCACATGCCCGGCTACAGCACCATACAGGCATGGTGTAAGGGCGACCCCTCATTGCTTGAAGCCATCAACGACGCTTACGAATGGCATGCCCGTGTTCTGGATGACATCGTGGACGATATGCTGGCTGGTGGCCCGACGAGTACGGGGGACTTCCGCCGCGATGAAGCAAGGGCCGGTCATATCCGTTGGCGCTTGGGCAAGCTCAACAAGAGGTTCCGCGACAAGCAGGAGGTGGAGCAGACGTTGCGCGTACAAACGCCCGTCATGCCAGACTGGTTCTTCTCCAACGTCGTAGATGGACAGCTAACCGATGGCAGCGATCCTACTATTTGAGCAAGCGAGCGATACTTGCTGGATACCAAGTGCCGCCCCGTGCTGTCGTTATGTGGAGGGCGTTAAGGTGGTCGGCTATTGCTTGGAGTGTTGATGCCCCGGCTACTCGGGCAGCTTCCACATGGGGCATTAGCGCAGCGCGCCGGTCCACCGCCCTCGCCCCACGTACTGCCATGCTTCTCTGACGCCCAACGGCGCTCACTGCGGGCAAGTTGCCCCGATCACCCCCAAGGATGCGTCCACGGGCTCGGGCTGCTGTGAGAGCTTCTTTGGTGCGCTTGCTGATGACCTCCCTCTCCCACTGCGCCAACTGCGCCATCATCCCTACTGTTAGTCGATCGGCGTGCGGCATGTCCGCGAACACAACGGATTGTCCGCTATCCATAAGCGTATTGAGGAAGGCCGCGTTGCGGCTAAGTCGGTCCAGCTTCGCAACGACGAGCGTGGCTCCGGTAAGCTTGGAGTAGGCCAGTGCCGCTTGTAGCTGCTGGCGATCGTTGCGCTTCCCGCTTTCCACTTCTGTGTACGATGCGATTGGCTCGACACCAGCGAGGTAGCGCAGCACGGCGCACTGCTGGGCTTCCAATCCCAGGCCACTTGCTCCCTGTTTGGCAGTGCTGACCCGATAGTATGCGACGAAGTTCATCTTTACACCTTGAAGCATTGCCCGTTGCTTCAATGCGTAAAGCCGCTGCCACAGATGTACGACCACTCAATGGGGCTCATTACGACGTCTCATTGGCGCAGAAGCAGCAGGTATGCTGATGGGGCGCTTTGACCCTGTGTGGGCGTCTGCGGGGCGGCATGACCCTGCCCAGACCCAGGGGGTATATACCCTCGCCCCTGTGGAGGGTGGGTGTGGGGCTAGAAATGGATTTTCACCATTTCAGGATCCAGTCTCGTCCAGATTTTTCTTCAACCGCATCGAAACTGAGGTATCGTGCGGCATGACAGTAGAACGCTCACTTTACGCCGTATCCTTCGACACTTTGCCAGATTGGCCTTGTCCAACGTGTGGCAAGGGACATCTAAAGTCGAACAAAGACTCCTTGCTCAACAAGGAAACAGGTCCGAGTAAAACTGCTCAAGACGATCCGTCCTGGGACCCCGAATGGATCGAGCGGCGTTTTGCGGGCATCCTTGAGTGTAATTTCGAAAACTGCGGCGAGCTAGTTGCCATACTGGGCAACAAGTATGTCCAGGAGCAGCATGAACAAGATGCTTATGGACAATGGAGCCAAACCTACGGCGAGGTTTTTAGGCCGCTGGCACTTCTGCCCGCGCCCCTTCCCATCAGGCCCGCCTCTGACACCCCCGATCTGGTAAAAGCTGCTCTTCGCGAGGCCGCAGGTCTAATTTGGCAGAGCGCCGAAGGTGCTGCGAACCAAGTGCGCCAAGCGGTGGAGCATCTTATGGACGAGCATGGCGTAACCAAGTCTGCGCCGGGGGCATTCAAAACGCTGGACAGTCGTATCAAGGAATTTGAATTAAAGGACCCGAAAAATGCCGAGATATTGCTAGCTGTAAAGTGGCTGGGCAACAGTGGAAGCCACGCGGGCGGTCTAACCCGCGATGACGTTTTCGATGCGTTTGATATGGTCGAATTGGTCCTGAATAACCTTTACGACACCACAACCGCCGACATCATGGCCAAGGTCAAGGCAATTAACAATCACAAGGGACCCGTGAAGCCCACCCCCTGATGCGTGTTATGCTAGACAGCTCTTTGACTCGCATTTAGCCTAGACCGTATGTGGCCATTCAAGAAAAAGCCGTCTCCCGCAGACGCAGCTATCGCGGTGATGGACGACGCTATCGACTTCGCGGCGGACCGCTGGCTTTACTTCTGCCGCGCGCTGCCCATGAGGGCGGACGTGCCGTTAGTAGATCGCATCGGCTCGTTCTTCGTACCGTTCGAAGACGGACTAAAGGCCAACTTCCCTGCCCTCGCTAAAGCGCCTGGCCCCCTGCCCCTCTTGATCGTTGCTTTTGGCATCAAGCAGTCAGGTACCCACACCCAAGCGCAGATCGAACAGGCGCTTGGCCTGGAAATGCCAAACCGCTAACCCTTCCCGAGCCATTTTGGTCGCTTTTCAAACGATGTCGCATCGTTGGCTGCGATCACAATGCGACTGCCTCCTATCGTCTTGAGCTCCAACCAGATGTAGGGCCGTTTCAGGCGACCTAGAAAACGGGTCGTCATACCCGCCCCTTCCGCAATCTTGTCGGCGCGGTACTTGGCGAGGGGAAAGGTGCTTACGCTCGCGGCCTTCAGTTCCATTGGATAGCTACCGTCCGTCACCTCGACGTAATCGAATGCGTAACCAAAGGCTTCACGTTTTAAGAAATTGCCACGCAGAAATCGGGCCTTCACCAGATAAGCTGGTACGTTCGATGAATTCTGGACGGTGAGGAACGGCTCCTCGGTCTCTCCGTGATACCCATGCGTCCACTGCCACGTCACGGCAGCACGAAGGCGTTCCTTACCTTGCTGACGAAAGCTCCAAAGGCCCGCGAAGGCACCGACGAAGCTGGACAGCAGTATCGGCCCAACTAGCTTGGCCGCTGGAATCACCCAAACAGGCGTATCAATAGAAATCTGCGACATCACGATTTCTTGTTTTCGGCAGATTGTTTCATCAAGCCTAACACGACATCCAACGGATTAATTTCATGAGAGCGCATCTTTTCGAGGAGCCAATCTGATTTACGTTTCTCTTCGGCTTGTACCTCTGGAGGAAGCAACGCGAACTGCCTACGATACTCCGCAACCTCTAATTCCTCCTCGATTGCCATCTGCGCCTCGTGCGCGCGCTCCCTGACGGCCTCCTCCGCTTCCCATCGTTCATGCTCACGGCGGGACTGCTCCTCGTCGCGTCTCGCTTGAGCAGCTTCCTCCTTGCGATAAGCTTTGAACGAGGGAAGATCACGCGGCCAAGGTACTCGACCAGCTGTCGCACGCATTGCGGCCACCTCTTGTAGAACTTCCTTCTCGACCGCAATGAGGTTTGCGCACGCCTCATCAAGGAAGGCTTCTTTTGCGCCGTCCTTACGCTCGTAATACTCCAGCTTCTCTCTTGCTCGTTCGATCGTCGTCTGAACTGGGTAGGACAGTACGTCGTGGCCGCGGTAATGGCGCGCAGCGAACGCGGCGGGATCGGCGTCGAATTCGTCCACCCACTTTTGTGACGAAGCGCGGTTATGTTCTCGGGCCATAACGTCAAGCCGAGCTTGGCGGACCTTTTCTTGGGCACCCCGAATCCTCGCCGCCAGGCGCTTTGGTAAGTCAGGGCGCTTCGCCATCGATTTTTCGACCACTTACTTTGTTTCTTGGCCCAAGCGCCAGACCGTAACCTCGTTCTTCAACCGGTTCACGATCAGCGTCATGTCCGCACCAGGGAAATAATAGGCGTCATGAAGATGGGACATGTCAGAATGACGTTTCTCGGCCTTCCCAAGCCGCCTCTCAAAATCGGCCTTGTCCCAAGGGGTGCGCGCGATGACATTGAGCATCACCCACTTTTGCCTCTCCCTAAGCAGCGTGGCGTTTTTGGCCGTTCCGCCGCTACCGTCTAGCTTGAACACTACCTTGGCTTCCAGCGGCGGAGCGCTAGCAGCCAGCGCGTTGCCTTCGGCACCCCACTTCGGATAAAAATTCACGGACGCCTCGTAATCAGCAGCCGGAAGAGGCTTGTCAGCTAGCGCAGTGTCGAGGATCACCACGGTACTCGGCTTGTTCAACGTAACGTGTTCGCCCTGATAGCCGATGTAAACATCCTGACCTTTCTGACCGACTAGATCTACCGATGTGGCGACCTGAATTGGCAGCGGCATGTTTGTGGTGATCGTAAATTCGACCCGATGCTTGTCTAGCGCGCGTGGCGCAACATTCAGGACGGGCTTCGCCGGCAGCGCAGCCGACGGCAAATCAGACCTGTTCTCGGTGACTTGATCAGTCGCTTTTCCGCACCCAGCCAGCCCGCTCACACCAAAGCCAACCAATGCGGCGAACGATAGGCTCTTTGCCCCCATGCTCACCACTCCCCGCTTGGGTTGGCAACGTGCCGTCATTATCATCCCCCCTGTCCGATTTTAGCGTTCATTAAATCCTTAATCCGCGCTTACATCAACCGGCTACTGCTCATCCAGCTAATTACTGGGTGAAACAGCTAAACAATTTCAAACCCACTGCCAGTCAACTTCAAGCCATCGACCTGCTCAAAACATGTGGAGCGGATCGCTTTCTGGCGCGTGGCGGTCGCCGTAGCGGCAAGAGTGTAGCGTGGTCCTTCGCGGTCGCGGGTCGTGCCTTAATGTACCCGCGCAGCAAGCATGGCGTATTCCGCAACACACTCAATACCTGCCGCCAGTTGCTGTTCCAAGGCACATTCATTGAAGTCATGGACTTGGCATGGCCGGGATACCTTGAGCGCGATGATGTAACGATCAACAAGCAAGACAGCACGATCACCTTCCACAATGGCAGTGTGATCTACTTTCGTGGCCTGGACGAAAACCGCACATCGCGTTTGCGAGGCAGCGAGTTCGCAACGATCTGGCTCAACGAATGTAACGAGGTACGGGATTACGAAAGTATCACCGTTCTGGAGTCCTCGCTCAACCACTCCACACCCATGCTGAATGAAGACGGTTCGCCAGTCCTCCGTGACGGCAAGCCGCTGATGATCAAGCCCAAGTTGCTCTTTGATTGTAACCCGCAACTCAACAGCGACTGGGATGCGCTGGCATTCAAGTTCCTCAAAAATCCTGCCAGCGGACTTCCGCACAAGCGACCCGATCGCTGGCGTGAAATCAAGATGGACCCCGAAGGCAACTTGGAGAACCAAGCTGCTGGCTACCTGGAAGGCTTGTACGACAGCTTCGACGGTATGCCGGGAGCGATGAGTACGTTCATTCTCGGTGAGTGGCGTGACGACAATCCCAACGCCCTCTTCCACCCCAATAAGATCAAGCGCGAGATCATCGACCGCAACGAGATTGTCCGCATCGTCGTGGCACTCGACCCCACGACCACGGGGCACGACAAAAGCGATGAGGCCGGTATCGTTGTCGTGGGCAGGCTCAAGGATGGTCGAGCGGTCGTGCTGGCCGATTATAGCGTTCGTGGCGTTCCAGATGTGTGGGCCGCAGCAACGGTTCAGGCTTATGACGACTGGGAAGCCGACAGCATCGTTTACGAAAAGAACCAGGGCGGTCTCATGGTCGAGAGTACCCTACAGGGTATTCGGCGCAACCTGCCCTGCGTGGCAGTCCATGCCAGCAAGGGCAAAGTCAGCCGCGCCGAGCCAGTTTCCATTCAGTACACCAAAGGCCGGGTTATCCATGATGGCAACGAAACGGACAAGTTGAAGACGCTGGAACAGCAGATGTTCGACTTCGAAGCTGTGGTGGATCGCAAGGGTAGTTCGCCCGACCGCGTTGACGCACTCGTTTATGCCATCACGGCCATCCTGGACTTGAACGGCGATCAACCCAACACGGGCAAGATGTTCAAGATCGCAACGAACCTCTGGTAAGGGCGTCCAATAAATAGTGGATGCCTAATATCGAAGACATTCACCCCAAGCTCGCTGTCAAGCACGCGGACGTTCAACTCATTCGTGACGTGATGGCAGGTGCCCGCACGATCAAGCGCAAGCGAACGGAGTACCTTCCGCATAGTCGCACTGCGCAACCTGTCGAGGAGTACGATCGGCTTCTCCAGTACACCAGCTTCTTTCCCGCCACGTCCCGTACTGCGCAAGCCAAGCGAGGCCTGATGACGGCCAAGAACGTGGTGCTTAATGCGCCGGTGTTGGAGCCCATCAAGGATGTGATCACGCGCAACGCAGACAGCGTTCGCGATCTGGCGGAAGAGGTCATTTGGGAGACCTTTCAAACCAACTTCACCGGCCTACTAGCTGACCACCCCGAGGCACCGGAGGGTGTAAGCCTCAACGCTGCGAACGCGCTTCGGCTCAACTACCGTCCTTTCATTCACCTCTTTCCCCTGGAGAGCATTCTTTGGATTGATTATGGGATCAAGGGACCTCTCCGTACCTTCGAGCGCGTGGTACTACGCGAACGTGAAGACCGCATTCTCGAACTCGTGATGGTCAATGGCATTTACGTCCAGCGCGTGTGGGAGAAGAAGGACGGTCTTGGTTTCGAGATCACGGAAGTTCGCGAACCTCGCAAGGACGGTCAGAGGCTGACCTCCATCCCGTTTACGGTCGTCAGCGACAACACAAAGTCCTGGCCACAGGAAAGCGAACTTAAAGACCTCGCCGAACTCAACTTGGATCACTATAAAGTTAGCGCTCGTATCGCGAATATCCAGATGTTCGCCAGTGGCGTTGTCCCCGTGTTCTCGGGCATCAAGCTACAGAAGGATGATGACGGCCAGGACATTCCGCCCAACCTCTACATTGGTGCCGGTGGTGTCGTAGTTTTGGAAGAGCCAACTGCCAAGTGGGGCTTTCTGGAACCAGAGGGCCACACAATGGATGGCCTCATGAAGACGCGAGACGACTTCCAAGAGCAGATGGCCAAAGTGGGTGGCAACCTCATTGCCAGCGAGCGAAACAAAGCGCCAGAAAGCGATACTCAGTCGGCTCGGCGCGGTGCTGGTGAGGATAGCGCAGTTGCGAGCCTAGCGCTGGTTTACGCACGTCGCATCAGCGATGCCCTGTCCTGGTGTTCCTGGTGGATGGACGGCAGCAAGGCGGTTTTCACCCTCAACACCGATTACAAGATGGGTGGTATGACCGCGCAGGAGCGCACGGTCGCGTTGGCGGAACTCCAGGCGGGTGTAACGTCCTGGGATACATGGTTCCTAGAACGCAGGGACAAGGGCGTAGTCAACGCCAGCCTACTTCCCGACGAGGAGCGCGCTCGTATCGATCAGGACAATATCGACCGTCCGACTGCCGAGATTTAAGCCGTGGCGCAGAACGTCAACAGCGTCCTGCGTGACCGCGCAATCCGTCACGCCCTCGCGCTCAACCAATACGGCACTGGCCTTGCGGATCGCATGGTGCGCTTGCTCAATCGTGGCGATGCCGCGATCGTGGAAAAATTCGCTGCTGGCCTCGCGCAGATCGAGGAGCGCGGCGTCGGCATGAGCGCAGCAGCTAGGAAGCGGCTGGAAACGCTTCTCGGTCAGGTGGGCGACCTCAACACCGCCGCGTATGCCGATCTCTCAATCGCCCTTGTGGACGAGCTGGAGCAGTTTGGAGGCAATGAAGCCTCGTTCCAACGTCAGAGCCTTGCCATGGCTGTTCCCGTGGACGTGGCGATCGTTGGCCCTTCGGCCAAGCGGTTGAGCGCAATCGTCTCCAGTGAACCTTTCGAGGGTCGCATCCTCTCTGAATACCTGAGCGATATGGAAGCCGGTCGCGTCAAGCGCATGAGCGCAGCGGTCCGCGAAGGCATGAGGGCTGGTGAGACAACCGATCAAATCGTGCGCCGCATTCGTGGAAGCAAAGCGGCGCGGTACAGCGACGGCGTTCTGAATATCAGCCGACGCAGCGCTCAATCCATCGTTCGCACTGCCGTCAATCATGTCTCCAACGTGACGGCGCAGGAAACGTGGAAGGCATCAAGCAATGTCGTGAAGGGATGGCAGTTTCTAGCCACCCTGGACATTCGAACCACTCACACCTGTGCGGGCTTGGACGGCAGTGTTCATCCGATCGGACAAGGCCCTATACCGCCACGCCATTTGCGCTGCCGCTCAATCAGCGTGGCCGTCACGAAGTCGTTCCGCGAACTTGGAATTGATGCCGACGAGCTACCAGAAGCCAAGCGCGCGAGTATGGACGGACAGGTAGCCGGAGGTAGCAAGTTTAGCGATTGGCTACGTGGAAAGGACGGCGCAACTCAGAACAAGGTGCTGGGTAAGACACGCGCAGAGTTGTTCCGAACTGGCAAACTTGACTTGCGAGACTTCATAAGCGGTGACGGCACGGTTCTTACCTTGGACGAACTAAAAAAGGTTCATGGAGACATACTCCAATAAATACTGCCGGAAGCGGCAGTCCTGCTTCCCTGATGGCCCAGTCGGCCACTGGAGAAAAACATGACCCTAGAAGAACTAACCGCCGAAGTCGCACGACTTTCCGGCGAACTGACCGCTGTCAATTCCAACAAGGACAAGCTGGTCAAGGAAAAGCGCGACGCACTTACGCGCGCAGAGGCAGCAGAAGCCGCAATCGAAACCGCTAACTCCGCAACTCTGTCCGATCTGGACAAGGCAAACAAGCGGGCAGTTGACGCCGAAAAGGCACTAACGGCGGAAAAGGAACGTGCGGACAAGTTGGAAACCACTCGCCGCAACGAGCGTGCTGACACTCTCATTCTCAAAGCCCTGAACGGCGCGAACGTGGACGCCAAGCACACCCCCATTCTCAGCAAAGCACTGCGCGGCGATGTCCAGTTCAACGATGACGGCGAGCCCCTGATTGACGGCAAGAGCGTCGATGACTTCGCCAAGACCTACTTTGGCAACAAGGGCGAAGGACATGGATACGTCCGCGCTCCCGACAATGGCGGTGGCGCAGCCACAGGCCATGACGGCACGAAAGCTCCGCGCATGACCAAAGAGAACTTCAACTTCACAGAGTTTGCCAAGATTCAGTTGGAGAATCCAGCAGAAGCAAACGCAATCGCAGATGCGGTAGGTAGGCCAAACCTCAAGACCTCAGTTTAAGGGGGCAAGTAGAGCGGGCCATATAAATACTGGGCGACCACGGATGCGTCGCCCGGCTCCACTTACGGACCGGATGGTACCACAAGTGGAGAAATTAATTTATGGCATATGATCGCGCCCACGTTCTTACGTTGGACGACTTCAAGAAGCTAAACCCTAGCCTTGTCTGGGGCGCTATCGATGAAGCGTACAACGCAGGAACCAATCCTTTCCGTACCGCTGGCGTGATGACCAGCAGCCCAGCTATCGCGGCAACGCTCAACGACGGCGCTGGCATCCGCACAGAAGTGGAAGCTTGGAACGACCTACAGTACGTCGAAAGCAACGTCTCCAATGACGACCCCCAGGACCACGCTGTTCCACTGAAGATGGACACCAAGCTGTGGGGCGCAGTTCGTCAGCACCGCAATGTCGGCGTGTCGGGCATGAACTTGGTTCAGGACTTCGCTGGCATGGACCCAATCGCGGCTCTTTCCGCGCGTATCGCGAACTACCGCAACAATGATGAAGTGGCTCTGTTCTTTTCGGTACTGGACGGCATTACCAAGTCCACCGACGCTGAGACCAAGAAGCTCGTCAAGACGATGGATGCTGGCTTCGATCTTCCCCAGATTCTCAAGGCGGTTCAGGCTGCTAAGGGCGACAATCGCGGCGTAGTTAAGTCTGTTGGTATGAGTTCGGGCAACCGTCTGGTTCTCCAGCTTGCCAACCTCATCACCTACACCGCTGGCAGCGAGCAGATCACCGAGTTTGGTCGTATCGCTGGCCTTAACATCATCGAAGACGACCGCTTTGGCGACCGTATCGTTGGTATGGGCGATGGCCTGTTCCACTACAGCGTTGCTCCTCAGAGCCGTAAGCCAGTTGCCGTCGAAAGCGACGAGAGCGCAGGTCACGGTTCGGGTCAGGATACTGTCTGGTTCCGCTGGAAGCAGATCATCCACCCAATGGGCTTCGACTTCACGGGTTCGTTCACCAGCAAGGGCGGTCCTACCTTTGCGGACTTGAACAAGGCTGGTGCTTACACGCTGGCAACCGACTCCAAGAAGGTTCCTCTGGTAATCCTAAAGCCAAAGCCAACCGTTTAATCCCGGTTTGCCTTCGGCAACTGACACCCCGGCGCAGCAATGCGTCGGGGTTCGTCGTCAATAAATAGTCGCATGGACTTGGAACTAGCAGACAGCATGGCCGCCCTGCGCGGCTTCACGGATTGGACCGGCGACGATCGCGCGCAAGCACTCGTCAACGCGTCCGATTATATTCGCACCTATAGGTTGCGACCAACGCTCACCCCGGCCGAGCAAGATACGTTGAACCTCGCAACCCTGCTCATCGCCATCGACCTCCTGGACAATCCCGCCCCGGCGTTGCGAAGCGCACCAGCCGTCAAGCGCACGGAGAAACAGCTAGGCAACCTCAAGACGATTGCCGAGTATTTTGAGGCGTCCAACGATCTCTATCCCCGGATTACCGAAATGCTCGCACCGCTGCTGGTACGCGCGGGAGCGGGCGGCGGTGGTATCTACAGCGGCGTCCTGTTCCTATGAACGCCCGCGACGAACTTCTCCCGGCGGCGCGGGAGTTGCTAGACGAGTTCGGCACGTCCGCGACGGTCACGCGATCGGGCATCGCGGACGCGCCTCTAGCTGCGCAGAAATTCGGCAAGGCATCGCGTACCAAAGAAGCGGTGGAAACGATCAACACCATAGCTGTGATTGTTGATCCCGAGACGGCTGGCAACAACGAGGGGCAACGCACCGCGCAGTCCGTCGCCATCATGCTGGTTCAGCCCGTTTCAGGCGACACGCTTACCATCGGCGACAGCATCTACCGCATTGGCAAGGTCACGAAGATCGCACCGCAAGGCCAAGCAATCTACTTTGAAGCCGAGGTATCTTGATGATCGATCTAAGCGACCTCCTCAACAAGCGCGGCCTTATCACCAAAGTCATGGAGGACAAGGTACAGGAAGTAAAAAGTAAGATCGTCCTGGACGTACATCGTGGCGCAGTCGAGGGCTCGCCTGTTGATACCAGTGAGTTTCGCGGCAACTGGGAAGCCAACGTGCCCGAAAAGCCGTTCGCAAGCGGCAGCATCACCAACACAACTCCGTATGGACCATACTTGCTTGAAGGTCACTCCAAGCAGGCACCGCAGGGTTGGTTGGACAACGTGGTGGAAGCCGCAACAAAGTTGGGAGGCAACTAATGCTGGCACTAGACGAAGCTGCGCTGAATGAGCGCTTTTCTGCCAACATAGATGTCGAGGCGTTTCAGGTTTTGGTTGAGAACCAGCCTGACGAGGCAGTGGATAGCACGCGCATTTACTGCCGATGGGTGATTGAGCCCGGTTCGAGCGAACTCGTACAATCGGACAATACGCACCACCAGCTTGGCACGGCTGTGTTCCAGATTATCGCACCAAAGGAAACATGGACCGACGACGCGGATGCGTTGCGCGACCAGTTCCTTGCGCTATTCCGCCGCTGGCGCAGTCCAGATCACTGCCTCCGAGTTTACAAGATGGAATCCAGCAAGCCGCGGCAGGATGACTGCTACCAGATCAACTGTAAAGTGTTCTGGGAAAGCTACCGCCGCCCCTAAAATCCGCTAAAAACATGATGCCTCGCGTAAATACTGCGGGGCCAGCTTTCGGCTCACCCGATTAATTAGGAGAGCCAGATGGCACGAGTATTTTCCGCAGACATCACTCACAAGATTGTTCCCGAAACCGTGTTTGGCACCACGCCAACGGCTTCTGCCACGATGAGTGAACTTCCACTAAGCACTGACCAGAACCTACTGGTCGCCGAAGCGACATCGATCAAGAGCAACACCAAGCGTCCAAACAACGCAGGCAACGGTAGCCAGCGTGGTATGAGGGCTGTTTCGGGCGCACTGAACATGCGCGGCTATTACGGCGTCGTTCCCAACATGCTGATGGAGGGTTTGCTCCGTTCCGCATTCGCTTCGAAGGTTCTCAAGGCCGGTACCACGGACAAGAGCTTTTCGATCATCCACAAGCTGGCCAGCGATCAGGTCAAGACCAATGTCGGTTGCGTCGTTAAGGGCCTAACCATTGATGCCAAGGCCAACGATGTTGTGAACTTCGATTTCGACGTGATGGGTATCGATCAGATCGTCGGTGCCACCGACAACGCTCTGGCAGTTGTACCAACCGCATACGTTGGTCCGGGCGAGTATGAGGGCAGCGATGTCGTCAGCATCAACGTCGCGGGTCAGACGGTATCGTTCTCGGAACTCAGCTTCCAGATTAGTGCTGATCGTACCCAGTCGCCCGTCCTCGGCAGCACCACCGGTCTAGCGTTCGGCTACAATGGTGCGCGTGAGATCAAGGTAACGATCAAGGCATACAGGGACAGCCTCGCGCTGGACCAGAACCTCACCGGTCTGGCACAGGCGTTCAGCTTCAACCTCGGCACAACCGGTGCGGGCTGGTCGTTCTCCTGCCCGACTATGTTCTTCGATATCCCCAAGGATGAGCAGAACAACGGTTCGGCATACGTGACGATCACGGGTACTGCTGGTTACGACAACACGGCAGCTTCGGACGTCGTTATCACCCAGCTTTAATCTCAGAGTTAGGCTGCTCGGTCCTCCTCCTATTTCACCCGCAGCTTGGCATGGCGTGAGACCTTACCGTCTCACGCCATAGTCGTATCAATAAATAGTTGCGGTCAAGGAAATAGGAGGACCGCAAGTATGTCTCAGTTCGAGTTTGATTTTGTAGAGCGTTACGACGCTGAACTAGCCGACGAAGGCCGCGAGTTTGATGTTTATGCCGAGAACGGCAGTGTGATGGGCAAGTTTACCTGCGCTCTGTACTCGCAAGAAAACCGCCGCGTTAAGCTCGTCACCGAGCGTGTTCGCCGCAAGCACATGAAGGACCTGCGCCTCAAGCCTGACGACAACGAACTGAACGAGCGCATCGCGCGGGAGATTTTCGTTGAAGCCGTTCTGCTTGGTTGGTCGGGTATCACGTCGGGCGGCGAGGAAGTGCCTTTCAGCAAGGAAGCTGCGCTGGCCTACTTTTCCCACGAAAAGGGCAAGTTCGTGTTTGGCAAGCTACTGGCCGAGAGCATGGACCCGCTGAACTTCCAGGCAGAGGACAAGGCCGAAGTATTGGGAAACTAATCAGCTACAGCGATTGGGCGAACGGGGATGGACCCAGCCTGATCGCTGACGCGGCTACGGGAAATCCTTACGCCGCCAAGATAGTCGCGAACGCACCCAAGCTCGAATACCAATATCATTATGATGCCTTCAACGAGCTATCGAGTGAACGACATTACGCAATGGGACCAGCACCGATCCCCGTAAGCATCATTGAAGCATACGCGCGACGGGATGAACTGACGAGAATTGAAACAGACATCTTCGTCTATGTGATCCGTTGCCTGGATCATCACTTCCTCAAACAAATAGCAGACCGGAACAATGCGGCTGGCTGAGAGGTCAGCCCCTTCCACGAGTAAATACACTATAATTTAGGAGGTGTATTTCGTGGCTGACGCAACGGCAACCATTCGTATTGATGTAAACACGTCCGGTGGTGAAGCCAACGTCCGTCGTCTCAATCAGGAACTCAACGGTCTCACTCGATCCGCTGCTAGCGGGCGTGCGGCCAACGACAATTACAACAACAGCATCAACCGCGCAGCCGGTGGCATGGGTCGCGCCGCTGGACAGGGCAACCTCCTCTCTCGATCGATCGATGACATTCGCCAGCGTGCCGCTGGTACGATCCCAATTCTCGGTACGATGGCTGACCGTCTTGGTGGCATCAGCACCAAGGCCGCAGCCGCCGGCGCAGCCATTACCGTTGCCGTTGGCGCTATGGTCCAGGCCACCAGCGCTGCGAACAAATACGCTGACGTTCTCGCCAAGATCAGCACCAACGTAAACACCAGCAAGTTCAACATGAAGGAGTTGAGCGACGGCATTCTCGCGCAGAGTGCCGTGTTCGGCGGCATGCCGGTCGATCAGGCTGAAGCAGCCTATGACATTATTTCGGCTGGCGCGGACAGCGCATCGCAAGCCCTCGACATCCTCAATGCGTCCAATGGCCTGGCTGTTGGCGGCATCACCAAAGTGGGTGTCGCTGCCGACGGTCTAACGAGCATCCTAAACAGCTACGCGGGCAAGGGTCTGACCGCTGCCGCTGCCAGCGACGCCATGTTCATCAGCGCCCGCGACGGTAAGACGACGATCGAGAAGCTTTCCAGCGAAGTCGGCAAGGTAGCCCCGTTGGCCGCAACGATGGGCGTGAGCTTCGATGAGGTGGCCGGTGCGCTGGCTGTTCTCACTAAAGGCGGCATCAACACCAGCGAGAGCGTAACCGGCGTCCGAGCCATTCTCTCCGCGATCACCAAGCCCAGCGACGAAGCCAAGAAGGCAGCAAAGGGACTGGGGCTGGAATTCAACGTGGCTGCGCTACAGGCCAAGGGCCTTCGTGGCGTCCTACAGGATATGGCCGACAAGACCGGCGGCAGCACCAGCAAAATGGCTGTTTTGCTTGGCGGCGTTGAAGCGCTCGTTCCCGCGCTGGCCCTTACCTCCAACAAGGGCAACGAATTTGCCGCAACAATGGATCACATGGCCACCAAGGCCGGTGCGACTAAAGCGGCAGTCGACAAGATGCTGGAGGGCTCGCCAGCAGCGCAATGGGCGCGTGTCACGGCATCGGCTAACGCAGAGCTGGTCAAGCTTGGCAGCACGGCTTCCACGTTCGCGGCTCCCGCATTCAAATTCCTAGCCGACAATCTCGGCACCATCGTTACGCTTATCGAGGTAGCAGTCATTCCGCTGTCTCTTCGCATGGTAGCGATCTGGGGTACGGCGGCTGTTCAGGCCATCACCACGTTGGCGGCGACGGCAGCAATGCGCTTTGCCTCGATGGCGGCGGCGCAGGGCGTCCTTGCTGCTAGCACGGCTACAATGAGCGCAGGCTTCTCCGGCCTACTCAGCATGTTCGGTGGCCCCCTGGGTATCGCGATCGGCGCCGCTGCCTATGGAATCTATACCCTCGCCAGCAATTCCAGCAGCGCCAACGCCGAGATTGAGCGACTGGCCGCATCAGCAGGCAATACGGCATCTCAGGCCAGCAATACCAACGTCCAATCCCTCCAGGCAGCGCGCGGTGTCAGCACGTTCGGTGGACAGGCTGGCAAGGCAGCGGAGCAGCTTTGGAACATGGCAGCGGCAGCAAAGGCCGCTGCCGTTCAAACCGCTCGCCTCCAGCTTACAAAAAGCCTGGGTACTTTCCGCGAGGTCAACGATCTAACGGACCGTGGCTTTGGTCGCGCACAGGCTCGCGATCAGCGCACCGTAACAGATCCCAATGCCAGCATCGGTGAACGCGCTGGCGCTATCGGATCGCAGGTACAGCGCGGCTGGAATAAGCTGTGGGCTCCTCGTCAGGAAGTGGTCGTCGCAGCACGTAACCGCGCAATGGGTGACGTTCGCGCGGCGCAGGCCGCTCTAGCTGCCGCGCAGGGAAGCAAGGAAGAAAGTTTCCTTCCCAAGCCCGTTGCCACCGACAAGCCATTTGCCGACAAGCCCGATAGCAAAAAGGACAAGGGCGCTGATGAAGCTGCCCGCCGTCTCAAGCAGGAAACGGAGTTCTGGCAGAAGCTGAACGACGAGGTTTATGCCGCAAAACTCTTCGGTATCGAGCAGCAGAAGATTACCAAGGAACAGGAACTTCAAAAGTTGCTGGCTCGAGACCTTAGCGCTGCCGAGAAGCAGCGCGTGGATACTGCCGTCATCGATCTTGCCAATGCCAAGGCTGTCACGGACCTCAAGCAAAGCGCTTTCGAACTCACCAACAAAAACCTGCTTCTTCAACAGCGGGCAATCGGTCTATCTGATGAAGAGGTAGCGGTTCAGGATGCGCTGGACAGTAGGAAGCTGGCCGCTCTCAACGCGGGCGTGAACCTCCAGGATGCCGCCTATCAGGCAGAGTTGAAGAACTACGAGGCGGTAGTTCGTACCAACGTCCAGCGAGAGAAGCGCAACGAACTACTCAAGCAGGCCAACGACATTGCCAAGCGATACAGCACTGCCTTTGCCTCGCAAACTGACATGGCGCAGCTTGAAAAGGAACGTCTCGCAGTTGTGGAGGCATACGCAAAGGGTGGCTTGAAGGACGCACTTGGCCAGAACGTAACCAAGACAATCGTTGACAGCATCATCGCCGGGTTCGATGCTGCCGCTGTTGAGATTAGGAACCGTCCGCTTGAGGTGGTTGCCAACTATACCGGTGATAGTAGCTACGCGGCACAGGTAGGCGCGATCAACAAAGAGAATGCCAACTATGCCAGCGCCAAAGCCGCTGTTGCTGCTAGCGGATTGGACGCGGAGTCGCAGAAGCGACTGAGCGCCGACGTTGAGCGCGCTCACGCGCTTGGCATGACCAAAGCCACCCGCACTGTTGCCAACAAGTTCGTTGACGACATGACTGCCGGTATCAGCGAACTTGCCGACTTGTTCGGTGGCGCTATGGGTGAAGTGCTTAATGGCTTTAGTCAGGCCATTAAGAGCATTCAGGGCAACGCAAACGGCACAAGCGGTCTATCGCAGATGTTTACGTCGTTCAGCAGCAAGCTGGGCGAAGGGTTCAAGAACGGCAACGCTTCCATGCTCGACGTGGGCAAGGGTCTCAAGAACTTGGGCAATCCCCTGGGCGACTTGAAGAAGTCATTTGATCCAGCAGCAGGCGGCGGCGCGCTCAAGGGCATTGGCACCGCTGTAGGTGGTGCGATGGCTGGCCTTCAAATTGGCGAGAAGATCGGCCAGCTTGGAAAAGCACTGGGCCTCAAGGGCAGCGAAACTGGCGCAAAAATCGGCGGCGCTATCGGCGGACTCACGGGCAACCCTTTGATTGCGGCAGCGGCATCCGCTGTGGGCGGTCTCATCAGCAGCATGTTGTACAAGCCCAAGTACGGTACAGCTTCGATCACTGGTGGTTCAGCATCGAGCGTCAGCGTCACGGGCAACAAGTCGTCCATGAAGGACAATGCCAGCGGCGCAGCAGGTAGCGTACAAGCTGGACTTGCCGACATCGCGGCGAAGCTAGGCGGCGCAGTTGGTAGCTTCTCTGTTGCCATCGGCCAGTATGACGGCAAGTGGCGCGTTCGTGACGATGCCTACAGCGGCAAGCTCAAGTTCAAGGGCGCAGCACAGAACGGCCTTCACGACTTTGGCAAGGATGGCGCAGAGGAAGCTATCGCATACGCGATCCAGAACGCAATCCAGGATGGCGCAATCACGGGCATCGCTGGCTTTATCAGCAAAGCACTCAAAGATGCGGGCGCGGAGTTCGCAGTGTCGTTGATGAACGCCGTAAAAGATATCAACAGCGAACTTGATGGTATGCTTGACCCAATGGGTGCTAGCGTTCGCGAGGTTATCGACCCAGTCAACGAACTCATCACGCAGATGAAGAAGTATGGCGCGACCTCGACCGACGTTGCCAAGCTGGAGCAATACAAGACGGAGAAGATGAAGCAGTTGCTCAAGGAGCAGACGGCCAACTTCCGTTCCATCCTGGACGACCTCAACGGGTCTACTGGTGGCTTCACAGCCCTAACTCAGCTTACGGGGGAAATGGATCAGCTAAAAAAGTACCAGGGTGATCTAGCAGCGGGCAAGACGGTCGATCAAGGCGAGTATGGCTCGCTGATCGACAAGATCATGTCCAACGCTCAGTCGGTCTATGGCACCAACAGCATGGACTACCAGAAAATCGTTGGACAAGTCCGCGATGTCACGACCAGCGCAATCACGGCTGTTACCAACGCCATCAACTCCGCAAGCGGTAACTCACTTGCCGACCCCACAAGCGCCATCACTGCGCAGACCGATACGCTGGCAAGCCTACAGGGCGTAGCCAACGACTACGCGGCTCAGCAAGTAGAGATTATGACCGAAATGCGCGACAGCATCCGTGATCTCAAGAGCGGTAACGGAGTGTACGCGTACAACGGTCGCTTGGCCGTGGCTTACTAAAGGGAGGCTTAAATACAAACATGCCAACTCAATTTGACACTGACCACGCCGCTTTCGTTAGGCAGGAGTATCGACGCGCCACTGTGGTAGCCACCGCAGTGAAAGCACGCAATGCTACTGCCCGCGAAGTCACACTGGATACCAACTTGGATCAGGCAAATGCCACACGCATCGCCAACAACATCCTTGCTGACAACGTGAAGCCTCGCGCCTTCGAAGTCGAGTTTGAGGGAACCCTACCCACAAACGCGATCCAGGGTGGCCCCCCAGCTTTCGTTCTCAACAGCCGCCGCCTTGCCAATTACACGGTTAAAGCCTTCTCGATCGTTGAAGATTACGAGAAGAACACAACGACCATTCAGGTGCGCGGCTAATGGCAACCGTCCTATGCGCCCCGCAGAGCTTCAGCGTGAACGCCTCAAACGAGCAGACTACCGCTCCCGCATCCAACGCCCTTACGCCCTTCCCAGGGGTTGTATGGCGCTCCAACGGGCTTTCGACGGTGTACGTGACACTAGCAACGTCGGGCGCACCGATCGACCTTATCGCTCTTGCGGGATCAAATCTCCGCAGCACGGATACCGTGCGCGTTCGCGGTAGCAGCGCAGCGGCAATGACCAGCCCGGTATTCGATGTAACGGTTTCCGCTTGGTCGGGCACGGCTCCCAATCGGGGTGCGACAACACTGATCCAGCTTGCCAGCGCGGTTACGCCAGCATTCGTCCGCATCGATATTACGAGCACTGGCAATCCTGTCGGATATGTCGAGGTTCAGCGGCTTGTCGTGGGCAAGAAAGTGGTTTGCGATGGCGTGGATATTGGCTGCGAGCATGGCTTGGAGGATCAATCGCAGTCTGAGGATATCTTGGGCTCGACGGTCTTTGACGAGTTCCGAGTGCGGGATAGTTGGAAAGCAACTATCAGCAACGTAAAGGAAACTGATTACTGGACTATCTGGTATCCCTTCCTCCGTGGAGTTGGCAAGACGCGCGATTTCTTATTCGTGCCCGAAACAGACCCGGCATTTCTCCAAAACCAAGCGATCATGGGGCGGATAACGTCAAGCGCCAAGGGCAGCTACCGGAGTAGTGACTTGCTGCTGGTGGACTTGAACATCCTCCAGGTGTGATAAGTCCGAGTCCTCCACGTGTAAATACACGCATGAGGACCATTCTACTTGAAGTCTCGCCGCTACTGAACGGCGTTCCCACTACTGTTCGCCTTTGCGGTACCGCATCGGGATCGGCCACTACACAACTTAACGGCGTCCCGTGGCTCCCCTGTATCACAAAGCGTCACACGCGAAGCCGTAACTTCGGTCGAGACGGCGTTCTAAGCCCCATCGACACCAGTTGGGGCAGCGTGGAGTTCTGGCTGAACAAGGACTTTGGCAACGAGACTTGGGGTGAATACGAATGGAGCGGCGCGGCTGCTCGCATTTTCGTTGGTGAAGAAGGTCAGCCTTTTGTCAGCTATACCCAGCAGTTTGAAGGCAACGTCAGTAGCCTAGACCGCACTGGTAACAAAGCGACTATCGCGCTCCTCGGTCCCGAGAGCAGCCTAACGGTACCTCTCCTGAACCTGACTTATGGCGGCACTGGTGGTGCCGACGGCATGGTTTCCATGAAGGGCACGCTCAAGCCCCGCGCCTTTGGTACCTGCGAAACCGTCGCCCCCGTACTCGTTGATGGCGCGAAGTACATTTATCAAGTTCACGGCTACGGTCCCGTTTCAGCCATTCCTTACGTTTACGAGTTCGCGCAGGCATTCGACTCTGCCAAGTTCAAGGGCGACGTTGCCAGCTATGACACACTCGCGGCCCTAACCCTTCTGCCAGCGGAGTATGCTACCTGCCTGGCGCAAGGCATGTTTCGTATCGGCGGCGCTCCTCGCGAAAAAATCAGCGCCGATGTTGTCGTTGGCAATACCGACGTGGCGACCATCGCACGCGTCATGCTAGGCGTTGCGGGTATTCAACCGGCCAATATTGGCAACCTGTCCATCTTCTCCGGTACCAACTGGAGCCTCTATCTCACCGATCAAGCGGAGGTGTTGGACACTGTTCGCAACATGGTGTTCCAGGCCGGTGGCTACATCTACGCGGACGGCACAGGCATTTGGCAGGTAGGCGATTATTATGCGCCACAAACTGCGATCGTCCTGAACGACGATCGCAGCACGTTCCCGCTTGTACGCAGCATGAAAGAACTCAACGCCAATGGCCCCGTTTACAAGGCGAGCGTTGGATACCGCCGCTGCTGGAACGTCCACAGCGAAGGCGAAGTCAGCCCCGCACTTGCTCAGATCAGCGATGCGCAGATTGCCGCCGCTGCGCAAACCGCTGCCGCCTTGGAACTGGCGCAGCAGGTACGCGACGACAGCAAGGTGGCGAAGGATCGTCTAGACGCAATTGTTAACGATGGGATTTTGGATCGATCTGAAAAGGTCCAGCTAGTTCAAACCTTTTCTGCCGAAAGCGCGCAGCAAACGGGCCTCCAGAACCAGAGCACCAATGTGGACGTGCGGTTTGAACGCGCCATCCTCTCTGACGCGTTCGCCAATCTGAAAAATCACCTGGACGGCCTGGCACCCAGCTACACCAACACCACCCTCGATACGCCGATCGATCGCGCGGCCTTCGATGCTCGCTGGAGGGATTACTGGCTGGCCAAGCAAAACCTGCTCAACGCATTGGCTGGTCGGGCATCCGTCACGGCTTCTTGGGGCGGCGTAACGGGCGAAGGGAAGCCCGCCGACAATGCGACCGTTGGCGCCCCTGTTGGTACGAACGTGGGCGGTCGCCCTGTCGTCCAATTGCTGTCCGACACGGACCAAGCCAAAGCTGACGCAGCCAAAGCCGCACTGGATGCCACAAACGCCAAGACCGCAGCCGATCAGGCCGCTGCTGACGCCGTAGCTGCCAAGCTTCGTCTTACGGCCATTGAAGCAGACGGCATTCTCGATCGCAGCGAGAAGGCTGATGTGGTTTTGCGGTTTGCCAACGCGACCGCCGAGCGGATGGGATTGCTTAACAAGGGTGCGGAGTTCAGCCTTTCCGTTGAACGGACGACATACAGCGATGCCTACGACGCCCTGGTCTCGTACCTCAACGCCCTGAACCCTGCGTACAACGACAGCACGCAGGACACGGCCCTTGATCGTGCGGCGTTCAATGCCGCCTGGACACGCTATTTCACCGAGCGTCAGAACCTCCTCAACGCCATTTATACGAAGACACGCGTTGCGGCTGATGCTGCGAACACGAACGCCGACAAGGCGGCAGCAGATGCGGCAGCGGCGAAGCTGGCAGCAGATGCCGCCAAGGTAGCAGCAGACGCAGCCAAGGCCGCTGCCGATGCCACGACGGCCAATTTTACCGCAGCCCGCCTAACCCAGATCCTCCAGAAGCCTATCGACGACATCGCCAAGGTCACGTTGGATTATGGCGCGCAAAGCCTCACAACCAGCAAGGACCTGTTTGATCGCAACGAGCGATCTGTTCGCAATCTCGAAACCCTGATTCTCAACGAAGACGGCACAATCCGCATTGAGAAAATCAGTGAACTCAGCGCCCGCATCGCGGCTGGCGTGGCCGGTGAGGCCACCATCCGTGATGCTCAGATCAAGGACGTGAAGCGGCTGTATCAGGCTGGCGACGCCATCGTTGCGGCAGATATCTCGACGCTGGGTGGCAGGATCACGAAGGAAGTTGGCGACGTGAAGACCGCCACCGAGGGCGCGATCCGCGATACCCGTCAGGCGGTCATTGATGGCGATTACGCCCAGGCACTTCGCTCCGACGCACTATCGGCTTCCATCACGGGTTTGGTCCAGCCCGGCGGCAACATCTACAATCTGGAAGCGGCAGTTCAACGCATCGACAAAGCGGAAGTCGATAACAACGGCGCACGCGCACAGGAAACACTCAACCTCAAAGCGCGACTGGATAACGTAAACGGCGCGTCTCTTGAGCAGTCGTTTACCACCTACGCCAACAAGGTAGACGGCATCGGTGCCCAGTATGTTTTGAAGGTACAGAGCGAATCCAACGGCGTGGTTGCGGTCGCAGGTATGGGGCTGGCTTCTAGCAACGGCAAATCCGCCGTCGTGTTCAACGCGGATGCTTTCCAAATCAATGTACCGGGCGCTGGAACGATGCCGGTCTTCCAGGCCGATGCTCAGGGCGTCTACATGCCCAACGTCCGTGCCGATAACATCAAAGCCGGTGCCATCGACTTCGAGTTCATCAACAAGCAAGCAATCCTTGATCCAAATGCCGGATACCAGATGATGCCCGGTGGCATTATCTTCCAGTGGGGCAGGTACCGCCAGAGTATTCGAAGCGAAGCCGTGTTCACTATCTCGTTTCCGATGGCGTTCCCCAACGTTTGCCTCTCGTTCTCCGCGACTCCGTACCTCAACACGTTCAACAACGAACGCGACCTATGGATTCAGATCATCGGACAACCCAGCCAGTACGGGGCCTCAGTCGCAACGCAGGCGGCTCGTTCGGCGGCTCAGAACATCGACGGCTTCGACTGGTTCGCGGTCGGACGATAAGCTGGTCCGATTAAATAGTGGATGGCGATATTCGAAACAGCAGGAACGATCAACGTAACTACCGGCTCAACGGCAGTCACGGGCAATAACACAAACTGGATTCCATCTTACGATGGAGTGGCACTTGTCATCGCGGGTGGCTTCTATCCCGTCGCGTCGATCAATAGCCCAACTAGCATCACCCTTCTGGAACCCTACAACGGCCCCACTGCCAATGCGCGCAGCTACGTCGTGGCTCCGATCGCGGCAAACAACCTGGATTTGACCAAGCAGACCCTCAGCGTGTTGAAGGTCGCCAGCGATCTAACGCGCATTGGTGTTGGACCGGCTGGCCCTGCTGGTCCCGCTGGCCCCAAGGGTGGCGACGGAAACAGCGAGAATGTCGTCCAGGCCATTGAGGGCGCGCCCAGTAAGAACAAGCCGTCCGTTCAGGATGAGGTCGCGATGATCGATAGCGAGGACAACAGCAAGTTGAAGCGCGTCCGCTTTGACACGCTCCGCAGCACGCTCGCAAAACCAAACACCATCACCAGCCTGTTCGTCTATTACGGCTACCCCATCGCGCTCAACGGCCTGTACAACGTGGATGCCATAATCGCGGCCATCTCCAAGTACGATATCTGGGTTTGCGGAGACACCTATCAGCATCCCACACAGGAGGTGTATGCCTCAACCGTCCAGATCATCAAGGGAGTGCGGGCCAAGGGAACTAAGGTTTACGGCTATGTTCCAATGGGCTTCAGCCAGACCAACGCGCAGAAGATTGAGGGCATCGACCAGTGGCATGACATTGGCGTCGATGGCATCTTTCTCGATGAGTACGGTTTCGACTATCAGGTAACTCGCGCGCAGCAGATCGTCATCGTGGACTACGCTCATTCGCGCGGACTGCCCATCTGTGCCAACGCGTTCATTTTTGAGGATGCCGTCTGCGACAACATCAACGAACTCGTATTCCCCAGCAACGACTACCGTTACCAGAACTTCGCCGCGATGAACCCCAACAACCTGCCGTCGCCGCACAAGCCCGGTGACAGCTACCTGATTGAGAACTTCGTTTACAATTACCTCGGCCCCGCGAACAAATTCGACGTTCAAGAGCGCAACGATCTGATCGCGAAGCGAAACAAGAAGCTGAAAACCCCCATGCTCATTTGGGGACTGGCCGTTTTTCCCGAACGCACGGACGCCTACGGAACAATCGACTTTAGCAAGATGGGTTCGTTACCCTACGCTGACGTGCCCGACTACATTGCGGCCAATGCCTTCATGTTCGATCTGGATGCCGTGGGCGCGGGCGCATACACATTTGGTGCGGGCAGTAAGCCAGTGGAGATGTTTTTCCCCGGACTCCCACCGGAAGTGAACACCGCGGAAATGGCGCAAAATCCTGTGTTCTCAAACCTTGTCACAGCCGTGGCATATCGGGACTTGTCGCGTGACTACCGACTGACAATCACCAACAGCGACACCAAGCAAGCCGTGACGATCAGCAGCGCGTCTTCCAAGCTTTTGAAAAGTACGTCCAACGGGTGAGCTGGCGGTCTGACGTTAAATAGTAGCGAACGCCATCCTTGGGGGCCTCTCTAGAGGACGATCGCATGAAATTAACTGGACTCAAAAAGCTACTCAAGTCGGAACTGGTTCGCGGCATCGCTCGCGAAGTCGTAACCGTCGTCGTACTCAAGAAGTTGACCACGCGTAAGTGAGCGAGCGTCAGACCCTCGTTGCGTTTGCGGTGCTGGTCGCCGCGATCTGCTACCTCGCGACGATCGCCGCCGTATTGGCCTTCTACGGAAAGTATGCGGAAGCGCTAGGCTTTGGGGGTCTGACAACCGGACTCGTCGGCGTCCTGGGCACGTTTAAGCCCCGCACGACCCAGCCGGATCAACCTCAGCCGGTAAAGGTGGCAAATGGCCCCCAGGACCCCGTACCCGTGGAGGCAGCGTGATGAGCGGCAATAACCAGAACCACGAAAAGCCGGTCACGCTCCGCGAGATCATTCAAATGATGGCGGTGATGAACCCCTCGCCCGCCCCCGTCGCTGTCGTCGCTCCTGCGGTGGATCGAGACGGTGACGCTGGGGTCACAAAGCTAATCGTTGGCGGTATCGTCGTATTGATCGGCGTCATCATGCTTGGCGTGTTTGGCTGGGTGGGATCGAGCGTCAACGGTTTGAACACGACCGTGACGAAGATGAGCGCCAACGTGGACCAGCTTCAAAAAAGCATCGCAGACCTTCAGCAGACGCAAGGCACCGCTACGCAGCAGCTATCCGACATTAGGACGCAGAATGCCCGCCAGGACGCCCGCGCGGACGCCGTAGAAGCTGATCTAAAGCGAATGAAAGAACGTATCCGCATGGCAGAAGGTCAAAGGCCTCTGACCGGTGATACCGGCGATCTATGACGAAAGCGGACGCGCAGCGGATCCTTCTGCGAGCCTTTGTATCAACGGGTGAACTGCCCCCGGAAATCGAGGAGGTGTTAAGGCAGTTGCTGGCTTTGACGCAGCCTTGAGGGAATTGTGCTTCGGCTACGTAAGATATTAGACCGAGATAATGCGTTATCCGCCTTATCCTTGGCTCCGTTCGGGCGTGACGATTGAAATGCTGCCGGCCTTCCTTCTAGAAGCGTTGGAAAGCAGGCCAAACGGGGAAGCAAATGAGCATGGACGGAAATGTCGCCAATCTGATGGGGATGGCGCGGACAGCGATGATTGGCGGCAACAACGTGGAGGCTCACTCCTACTTTAATCGCGTCCTCGAAATCGACCCGTCGATTTCTGAAGCATGGCTGGGCAAGGGTAAGGCAGCTGGGTGGCAGTCCACGCTCGTGAATATCCGGCTGGCCGAAGCGACAATCGCTTTCAATCACGCGATCGCAAATGCGGAGCCCTCGCAACGGGATGCCGTTACCGCGGAAGCAGTAACCGAAGTGAACCGCATCGTGGTTGCGCTCTACGGGCTCGCCCGAGATCACATGGTTGAGTATGTCTCTCTCGATAATATCTGGGCCGGCTATCTCAATCAGGTTTCCCAGTTGATTGACGCCTTGGAAGAGGTTCGAAAGTGGTCGCCGTACGATCGTAACACTCTCGATAACATCGTTCATTTCTGTAAGGACAATATAGAAGGCTACAGCTACCGAGATAAGTTCAATCAGAATATGCCTGCTGCTCAGGGCATTTCGGCAACCTACGAGCAATTTCTCCGGGAGCGCATGGATCAGGCAGTTGAAGCGATCCGTGCTAGCGATCCTAATTACGCCCCTCCCGCCATCGAGAAGAAAAAAGCCGAGGCTTGCTTTGTTGTGACCGCCACGATGGGCGATTTCGATCATCCTGAAGTGGTGTTACTGCGCCAGTTTCGGGATGCTTGGCTCCGTAAGCAGCCGGGCGGCAAGGCATTGGCAAGCGCCTATTATCGGGTGGGACCATTCTTCGCCGCTGCGATTGATCGGAGTGCTCTGCTCAAAAGGATTTCGTATCGGGTAATCGTCGCGCCAGCCGCGCGTTTTGCTCGGCGGAAAATGCGCTGAATCTACTTTTTGCGGCGCACATCACGACGAAGTGGGAGGCAGTCTGATGGTCAGCGCGACAAGCCTAACCGGTGCTGCCGGCGAGCACTTCGTCATGAGCCAGTTTCTTAGGCGTGGTTTGATCGCGGCTCTAGCGCCGGCAGGGGTACCCAACTGCGATATCGTCGTAACCGACGATGTCGGAGATCGGGCGTTTGCCGTTCAGGTGAAGACCCGGCGCAACCTGGGCACGGACGGCGGGTGGCACATGAGTAAAAAGCATGAGCAGCTTGCGAGCCCGAACTTGTTTTATTGCTTCGTAGATATCGGGCGCGAGGCCAGCGACCACCCGACCGTTTTTGTAGTGCCTGCGCCAATCGTCGCTGACGTTTTGACCCGCGCCCATAGGGCTTGGTTGGCAAAGCCCGGTAAGGGCGGCAAGCCGCACAACGACACAGACTTTCGTCGTTTCCTTCCTGACTACAGCCATCTGGGATTGGAAGACCTTGGCTCCGGTTGGCTGGAGCAATACCGCGGCAACGGCGCTTGGGATCGCCTTAAGGGATGACCGTCTTTATCTCGATACAGGAGTCCAGCTCGCGAGCCATAAGTTCGACCTAGATCGTCATTCGTAGGAATCCATTGGTATGGCGCAGAGCGGTATTGGATAAACGAGGAGGACGAATGCTTGCTACGCGGCGCATTGTCCTACACCTACGTGTTTGACTCGCTTCGTAAACTCAGCGGACAAACACTCGGCGTGTAAAGCTTCGTAGTTGGTTCAATGGGTTTGAAGACCAGCGAATGACTGCTTGATGATTAACTCATTCCAGGTAGGGAGATACACACTTCCCCCCCACTACATGAGCCACACAACAAACAACCAGCGAATGGTCGTATCGTCTCTTTCTCATGTAGTAGGGGAAAGCGATGAGTAGATTTCCAGTATAGGTTTCTACACACTTCGGACCTGAAACTCTTTGAGCTGCGGGGTTAACGGTCGCACTTGCGTTCAGGCTTCCTGGATGAACGTAGTCCTTACGTTCAGTGCCAATAGCGGTATCTCCTGGAGCCGTCCGAATGGCAGCAGGAGTTATAGGATGGTGTCGGGTAACAGACAGAGCATCCTCCTTTGAAACCCTACCAGCGACCAGTCGGTTGTCCCGCGTTTGCGGTGCTGAATTCAATCAGCAAACCCTACTGGCCCCTGTCGGGTGGTGCGTTTTTTATACTGGTGCCATGCGTTGGTCTCGGATGGGAGGACGCCGTTTCTTCCAGTTCGCCGCCTACCAGCTCATCCGCCCGTTTGATCGGGTTGGGGTGTATGGGATCAATCCCGGATCGTAGGCCTTCTTGGTGCCGTGTGGCGCATTGGGAAATTGCTGGGCAGGATCAGTGGGCTATAAGAAAACAGCCGAGTCCAAAAGAAAGGACTCGCAAGATGGGCCTGAAGCATCCTGCGAGTCCTAAACTGTTTGAAATTGAACAGTGGGTGTCTCGCCGTGATCAGCGATTCAGGCCACCGTTCACAACTGTATTTATACAAGAAGCGCTCTCAGAGGGCGAATAAGAAATGCCTGTCAGACGTTTTTCCTAAGTGCGTCCAAGTAGGGCTTCCACTCCACGATCTTGGACCGCGCCTCATCTGCGGGCATGTCAAATATCTGGTCAATCATCACGGCGATGGTCTTGATTGATAGCGGCGCGGCTAACGGATCGCGGATGATGGGATCATCGAACATGCGTTGATGCGCAACGTCATGGGCATCTGCCAAAGCCTCGATGTTGTGATGCGTAGCCATCATGTAGCCGTCGTTGCTCATCAAGTTGTCGGGCTTGCGCAGGTTGCCCAGCGTGAGCAGCCGGGACAAAGCGGTTCGAGAGACGATGCGATGACGGTTTGCGCCCTTCCCTTCCATTTCCTCGATGAGCAGATCGCCCAGGTTGTCACCGTTGCGGTTCGCACCGTAGCTGCTCGGCGCGATGGCTTGCGTTGACCATCCTTCCTTGTCGAACGTCGCCCCCGCCAACAGACGTTGATTGGCCGCAAGGAGGAACGGGCTCGCAGTGTCGAAGCTGATTTGGAACTTGGGATTGTAGCGGCGCACTGCGCGCAGCGTAGCAGTCAGCAGCACGCCTATTTCCAACGTGCTGATGCCCAGGACGTGAAGCCACTCGACCTGCCCCAGCAAGCCGTCCTCCCGCATATCGATCAACCGGGCGAGGATCAGCGAGAAGCGGTTTTGATGATGACCGGCGAAGGCCCAGCCGGTGAACGGGTAATGCTTGACGGCCTCGTACCAGTGGCGGCTTTCAGCTTCCGACCGGCCTTGAAGCACGTTGAGGAACTTGGTCGCGCCTGGAGCATGATTTTTCTGGAAGGCATTGTTGTTAAGTTTGGTTTGAACGAGGCATGCGTTGTAATCGATGCCCAGGCGGTTGGTATCGTTAAGCGCCTGTAGGTCCCATCCCTCCTCAGTTAGCCGCGCAACGTGCGGGGCCATGTTGCCGCTGGCAATGCCACCTGTGGGAAAATCTAGGACCATGGAATAGTCGGAAACGGCTTCCATCCACCGCATGTTATTCAGCACTCGCTCTGGCGTGAAATAGCCAGCCGTGGTCTGTACCTGGAAGCCTCCACTGTCGCCAAGAACGATCGTTTCGTCCCGATCCCGCTTGCTCACGATGTCGTCTTTGACCGCACCTGCCGTGTTGTGCTGCCCAGCGCTGTAGAGGGCATAGGGATAGCGAAATAGCCGGTTCGTTGGATCGAGGAAGTTGAGGTCGGCAGCGGTGATGCTCAGGCCAGCGATGGGTCTGCCGACGTGGACCATCCTTGCCCAGCTCTCGCTGATAGCGGGCAGATAGATTGCTCGCTCTTCAGTGTGGAGGCGCATTTTCAACGGAGTTTTAACCGGGACGGTGGAAAGGCTCATGCGCTCTCAGATTTTTAGAGACTAAAGAAAACTGCCCGCGAGGGCGTATCGAGAAACGGGGTTAGCGTGAAAATCACTGCGAATTCGCTAAAGGGGCAACTTGACCAACTCGACAAACAATTTCAGCTTGTCGAAGCTACCGCGAAGTCGTTTGAAACCCTGAATGGAAAGGCGTCAGTAATTCTCCACACTGCGCTCCACCAGGTTTTCGAATTTGGGGAAGCTTTACTTTCCATTCAGCCGCAACCCGGCGTTGATGTTACCCGAGAGTTCCTGGTAAAGCACAACGTAGCCTACAACGCCCGCACCAAAGCCAATCCATACATTGGCTTGTTGAAGCTGGCCTTCACCGCCAAAGGCAACGACAGTTCGCGCAGCCAATACGCAACGGTACTTGGGTATGCGGCTTCATTAGTCGTTGACCCCAAGGACTTTCCCACGTGGCTTGCTGAAAAGGGAATTGAGGGCTGGCGCAGCGAGGCTTTGGACGCACAGAACAGCAAGGGCCGAGCAAGCCGCAATCGGGGGCGCCAGACCGCAGTACAGAACGCCTTCGCGACGTTGATGGCCAAACCAGCATCCGCTTCGGTTACCCTTCCCGCTGGCATCGAAGCGCCCGAAGGTTTCGCGCTTGTGCTGGCCAAGATCGACGGCAGCAACGGTGCGCAGATCATTGAAGTCATCCACAGCGATCCCGCGAAGGTGGAACCTATCTTGCTCAGCTTGGTCGATGCGCCGGTAGTGGCAAGCAACGAGAAGCTGGCCCCATTCTTTCGCGCCATCGACCTCATCATCAACACCACGCCGGATGCCACGCAGGGCAAGCCGCGCAACCTGTTGATCCGCAACCAGACCAAGCGCGGCAAGCGCACAGCGATCATTGAGGCCGTATCGGAAGCTTACAGCTTCCCAGGGGCGAGCATGACGCTTGAAGGTCACGTTGGTGAACTGCCCATCGACAAGCCGTTCCTGATCGATGCGGCTGATGCCCGATATGTATCCGACCAGTTTGATAAGCTGAGCAATTGGACACTGGATAGCAGCGGCGCGCTGATCGCAGACACGGTGCCGCGACCGATCCAACTGACGGAGATTACTGACGCTGCCGCGTACCGGGTGGCACAAGCCCTGCCTTGCCCCGAGAAGCCCCTACAAGCCCCTGCTAGGGCGTTTGAGGAGGTAGCGGGCTACATTGCTCGCGAGCGGCTGGAGAACAAACAGAAGAACCTTAAGCGCAGCGAGCCGAAGGCCTTTCCAGCATCGGTTGGCTTGTCGATCCACGATACCAAGCTCTCCATCCGTTTGCCCAATTCCGTGCTGTTTGCCGGTCTGGGCGAGACGAGCGCCGAAACAGATTTCGGGGACAAGACGATCGCGGTCAACGACATCGAGGCGGTTGCCTCAACGCTGGCGCGGCATGCCGTGGACGCAACCGGCTGGATAATGGACGGCGATGTTGACGACGCGGCGCTGGTGCTGGAGGTTCATTTCGACAACGACCTCCTCCGCATCGTCATGCCAACCCGCACGGGCAGCGACTACAACCAGGTCTGCGAGGCGTTGGCGCTGTGAAGCAACCGGGCCAACTGCGCACTGACGTGTTTGAATTTTTAGAGCGCGATGAAGTCGGGCAGCGGTTCAATCCCGGTGCCTGGGAAGGTGCTGACGTTCAGTATCTGGACGAATTGAACGCAATCAACGGCCCGATCCTGCGCCAGCATGTTTTCGATGCGTTCAGGGTAAGCACGCACAAGGGCATCACGTATTCGCTGGTGTGGGGTTACCCCAGCGGACGGACGTATGCGGGCACGGAAAACGACACCAATCTCAAAGGCGCTCTTCGCAATCCCGAGAGGCTGGTCGATGCCGTGGACAGCTTGATCTACGCATCGCGCAACGCACTTGAGACGGTCAAACGACTGAACCGGCAACCCGGTCTAGGCATCGCCAGTACAACAAAGGTGGCTTACTTTGCGCAGTTGGAAACAGGAGCAGGCAAATGCCTTATATTCGACCGCCAAGTCACCAAGGCTTCCCTTACTCTCGACTATCCTGAACTTGCCGCTTTTCAAGCGGAACTGCGGTCGCTGTATGCCAAGAGGAAGACGAATGCCGACCTCATCAACGTAATAGCCCAGGCCAACGCAGCCTATCCCATCTATCTCGACCATGCTTACAAGTTGGCGCGGGTGATCGGACGCGGCGTTTCCGGCGACGAGGTTGAACGCTTCCTGTTTGAACAAGGACGTGAGATAGGTTGACCCCAGCACGAATGCCGGGGCCTCCTTTTGACAGCGCGACTTGAGCAGCCCTTGTGGAGCGTTGCGTCATCGCATCTATTTACGCGGACCTTGTTTGACTTTGAAGCCATGCTTCTCGCACCATGAACGATAGGTTGTCTTGCTGGCCTTGCTGATCGTCTTGTCCGGGTTGGTGAACCACATTTCGATTGTGTACTCGGGATAGGCGCGCTTGACGGCCAGCATCTTACGACGATCCCCGGCGTCGAACAAACCCTTGGCCTCCACGATGCGCTTGGCTTCCTGATCAATAAAATCTGGCAGGTAGGTACATTCGAGGACATACGACAGCTTGACCGCTTCGTAGGCAAAGCCGGGTCCCAGGTCGCGACCGCAACGCGCCTCGAATGGATTGCGGTAGTTGCTCACGCTTCGTTCTTCGACACGGCTCCCTTGGCGTTAATCCAAGGCAGAGCCACCGTTGAAACAGGAACACTGGCTGGCCAGCGCACTGCTACGGCGCGGTTCTTCTCAATCCAGGTTTCGCTTACGCTGTCCCCCTGGTTGCCGCCCAGCACTCGATAGGCAGTTGCGTTCTGTCCGACGAGGAAACCCACGTGTCCGCCGCCTTGACGCTGGAAAACCACGACCGCGCCAACAACGGGCTTACAAGCCTGCCCCCACGTCGCCCAGGCACTCGCTCTCACGGCAATAGGTGCTGGCGTTAACCCCGCTTCGTTGACGCAATGCGCCACGAACAGTCCGCACCACGGCACACTGTCTGCGCCATACGCGATCCCAAGTAGCTTAGCTCCAAGTCCCTTTGCCCAGCCGATGATTGTCGGGTTGTTGGCGGCGCCGGGATACTCTTTCAGGCCCACATACTTGCGGGCAACATCAATCCATTTTTCCATACCAGTAATTAGTCATCGGCTAACTCCGGAATTTAACGCCCGACTTAACTCGATAAGTCAGAGAATAAATAGATTGGAGAACAAAAAACAACTCCGCGGAGGAGCCAATGACAAAACTACGCAAGAAGGATTTCAAAGTCGAATACGACGCACTGGTCAACGCAAGGCACCGTTGCTCCAACCCGAAGAACGCTCAGTACAAGGATTATGGTGGCCGCGGACTTCAAGTACATGAGTCCTTCCTTGGCCCTGATGGCTTTTGGAACTTCCTAGCCTCAGTCGGACGCAAGCCAAGTGCCGACCTTACGCTTGATCGGGTTGATAACACCAAGGGCTATGAACCGGGCAACCTCGCTTGGACCTCACGCAAAGTTCAGCAGCGCAATCGCCGTCCTACCAAACCCCGCATCATCGACCTGGGATGGGGCTCAAAATCTCACACCGTCTTTTGTTACGATGGCAAGAAGACTCGCACTTTCGACAGTCCGCTAGTTCCCCTCAATGACCAGACACTCAGCCTGTACGAGTGGTCCCAGCTACTGGGTATAAACGCTAGGACACTTCGCCAGCGACTACAGCGCGGCCTCACTCCAGCACAGGCGCTTGTACCAACGTTGTTCGATACCTGGGGCAAGCCTCGCGATGGCGGTCCAACAATCCACTAAAAGCAAAAAGGAGATAACTCCCATGACATTTGAGGAAGAAACCCGCAAACTGTTCAGCAACCTCATTGAGCGCATGAACCGGATTGAGGCCGATTTCGCGCACAACAAGACCGTTGACCCTAAAGCCGTAAAAATCGAAGTTGATACGTCAGCGGTAGTGAAAGCAATTGCGCAGATTGAGTCCGCGCTAAGTGACATCCAGGCGAGAGAACGGGCTACGATTGATGGCAAGTGAGCTAACGCTTGAAGAGCAAATCGACGCATACCGACAGGACATTGTAGCGCTGCTCCGCAAGGACCCGCATTGTCCGATTGCGCAACTTCTCGGGCAAGCGCTCATGGACTTGTACTTAGAACTCTAGAAGATGGCCGGGGCAACCCGGCCATTCCCATGACCGCCCTACCAATAAATAGAGGTATGATTGACGCCTCGGGAAACATCACACTCAATCGCGCTGCTGACGAATATATCCCCTTGAGTTGGGTAGATGACCAGGGCGTCGAGATCGACATCAGCGGAGCGGACCTCCGCTTTATCGTGGACAAGGGCTTCTCCCTTGTTCCTGACCGCGACCCCAACAAGGCCAAAGGTCGGTTGCTCCACTTCACTGAACTTCACGCGCAGAGCCTAACCAAGCCGCGCCAGTACGTTCTCCTGCTCACTCAGGGATCGGACAACACAGTTCTACTGAGCGGCACGATCGATGCCACTGGGTTCAAGCCGTGATCCAGATTCGATCAGTTCACCAAACAATCCAACTTCAAGGCAAGTTGGCTCCCAAACTCACAATCGGTTCGCAACCCGCGCAGTCGATCAAGCTGGTGAGCAGCGGCCCACCCGGCCCGCAAGGCGTTCGCGGCGAAACTGGCCTGTCCGGCACAGCCCTCATTCCAACAATCCTCGATGGAGGTAATTTCTAATGGCAACTACACTACGCATCAATCGTCGCGTCACTGGTGCTGCTGGCGCTCCGTCAAGCCTCAAGTCCGCCGAACTGGCCTACAACATGGTCGATGGCATCCTGTATGCCGGTTATGGCGATGACGGCACTGGCACCGCGACAAGCATCCGAGGCTTCGCCAAGGACGATTACGATCCCAAGCATCGTCTCCCCGTCAATGGAACGTCGGGTCAGGTTCTCACCGTGGATGGAAGCGGTAACGCAATTTGGGGACCAGCGCCGCAGACCGGTACGAATTACACGGCTGGATCGGGCATTACGATCACCAGCGGCACGATCGCCGCCGACACGGCGGTTGTCGCCACGGTAACGAGCGTAGGGCTCAAGGCCGATAAGGCATCGCCCACATTCACGGGTACGCCAGCCGCCCCCACGGCAACGGCAGGTACGAACACCACGCAACTTGCGACGACCGCGTTTGTCAGCACGGCAGTCAGCCCTAAGGCCAACAGCGCCAGCCCTGCGTTCACCGGCACGCCAACGGCTCCAACGGCGACCTCGGCAACCAACAACACGCAGTTGGCCACCACGGCATTTGTCAGCACCGCTATCAGCAATCTGATTGGTGGCGCGGGTGCGGCATACGATACGCTCAGCGAGCTACAGACCCTCATCCAGAACGACATGAGCGGCTTATCGGCGCTGACGACGACCGTTGACGGCAAGCTGACCAAGGCCAGCAACCTATCGGACCTCACCGACTTTGCTGCCGCGCGCACCAATCTCGGCCTGGGCACGATGGCTGTTCAGAACGCATCGGCAGTGGCGATCACTGGTGGCTCGATCAACGGCGTGATTTTGGACGGAGGCACATTCTAAATGGGTCGCAACTCCACTATCAGGTTTATCAGGACGACGAGGGCCAACCTCAACGCGCAAGCTACGGCTCTCGCGCTGCTCGCGGGTGAGCCCTACTTTATCACGGACGAAAACCGCTACGCGGTCGGAACTGGCACCAGCAGCTATCAGACATTCGCCAAACAAGGCGAAGCCGAGCAAGCCGTCCGCAATGCTCCCCTCAAGTCCGAACCCAGCAGCGCCGATCAAATCGTGTTGTTGGACTCGAACTCTGCGACGACAAAGAGCGTGCGCTTCGACAGTCTGAAGACCGCTGCCGCTCAGCCACTGCGCAAGCCGTCGGTGCTATTCTACTATGGCTACCCCATTGGCTTTAAGGGCATCTGGGAGACCAACGCGGTCATCGACGCGATGTCCAAGTATCAGGTTTATGTCTGCGGTGCGGGCTATGAGAATCCAGATCAGGAGGTTTACGCCTCGACTGTTCAGATTATCAACGGACTCCGGACGCGCGGTACGAAGGTTTATGGCTACGTCCGCATGGGACCAAGCAACACCGATGCGCAGCGGAAGGTCGCAATCGACCGCTGGGTAACAATTGGCGTCGATGGCATCTTCCTGGATGAGTACGGTTTCGATTTTGCTGTCACGCGCAGTCAGCAGATTGATATTGTGGGCTACGTCCACGGCAAACAGCTACCTGCGACGGCCAACAGTTGGATTTTTGAAGAGGCTGTCGTTGATACCAAAGCGCAGTTGCCTTGGTCGTCCGACGATGCGCGGTATCAGCGTTTCGTTCAGTACAACCCCAACGACTTGCCAAGTCCGCTCCGCGCTGGCGACAATTATCTGGTCGAGAATTTCGCATACGATCGCAACGGCGTCACCAACAAGTTCAGCGCGCAGGAGCGTTTTGAACTCATTCGCCAGCGGAACAAGAACCGTGCTGCGCCTCTGGCTTTGTGGGCTCTCACCGTCTTGCCCGAGAGTAGCCCTGGTGTACTCGACACCTCCAAGATGGGATCGCTGACACTCGATCAGGCAACCCACTACATCGCCGCGAATGCGTGGATGTACGACATTGACCTTCTAGGTGTCGCGGGCGGCTCCATCGGCAGTAGTTCGATGGTCATAGAAGTGAACATCCCCGGCCTACCTGTTGCGGTGAACCTCTCCAGCCTCGCCACCTATCAGCCGGTCAACAACCTCGTCACAGAGGTATTCACACGACGTTTGAGCCCGTCATATCAGCTTACCGTAACGAACTCCTCGACCGCGCAAACTGCCACGGTGACGAACGATTATGGCGCAGTCATTAGCAACACGCCGGGAACTTCCACCAGCGGCGGAACTGGTGCGAAGGGAGATAAGGGCGACACCGGAGCAATGGGACCGCAAGGTATCCAAGGCATTCAGGGCATCAAAGGCGATACCGGCGCGACCGGTGCGACAGGCACGAATGGTACCAACGGAGCCAAGGGAGATACTGGCGCGCAAGGTATCCAAGGCGTCAAAGGCGACACCGGAGCGACGGGCGCAACAGGTGCCAGTGGCGTGGCAACCGCCGCCGGTGACAACAATCAGATCCAGCTAAACGCCAATGGCAAACTGGGTGCGAGCTATTTGGCTTTTGATCCGGCAACCGGCATCATGGACATTGGCGGTGGTGCGAAATTGCGTGGAGCGAACCCGGCGCAGCACGGCATTCTCCAAGTCAGCGACCCTTACGCTCTGGCACCGTGGCGCGCACTCGGACCTCACGCCGGTTATACCAGCACCCGCGAATGGCAGCCTGTGACTGGAACGACGGTTTACAACAAAGCCATGTCCACTGCCGCAACGGGAACGGCCACCACCCAAAACATCAGCAATAGCCGATGGCTCGCAGAACCCGCGCTCAACTATGTGGCGGCGGCAACGGCGGGAACGCAAGCCACGTTCAACGTGACCAATCCGGTCGTAACGAGCAGCACCGCGAACACAGGCGGCTGGCTTGTTTCGATCCGCATGAGCGTGAAAAACTGGGCGGCTGGCAAGCGTTGGTTCGTAGGTATGGCAATGAGCACCGCCACACCGGGCAACGTCGAGCCCAGCAGCATGACGAACATCTTCGGCATCGGCTGCGATAGCACGGACAATAACGCCTACCAGATGTCGCGTGGCACCGGCTCGGTTACAAAAACGTCCATCACCGTGCCGGGCGATCTCGGTGGCGAGAATGTGACGTTCTCGTTCAAGTGTAATCCCGGCTCCACGCAGATGTTCAGCGGCCTGAACCAAGGCGGTTTCGCTTACGCACACAGCACTATCGGTACAGCGGGCCTTTGGTATCCAGTCGCTTGGGTCAGCAACGCGGCCTCGGCCACCACGATCACGCTGAGTATGAACCGCGTTTACGTGGAATACCTGACGGATTTCTAACCGAGACCGATTTCGCATAACCCTTGCCGAATCATGTTCCCTTTTTGTACCACGAGACATGGACGGTTTCACTACCCTGGCTCATTACGTGAAGGCCCGCGCCGATATGCGGGTAAAGTGTAGGTGTGGCCGGGAGGTCAATCTGCCATCAGCCACGCTTGGGGCGATGTTCGACGCTTGGCTGACCATCGAGCAAGCCACAGCACGGCTGAAATGTAAGCGATGCTTTCAACGCGGAGCAGCCACCGTAAGCCCGTCACATGGCCGCTGACCGACTGCTCATCGACCTGTTGGAAGGCAACACACACGCCAACATCCGATGCCGCTGTCACCGAGTCGTTACGTGGCGCAGCAGGGAATTGATTGAGAAATTCGGTCAGGATGCCACCGTACACAAAGCGCAAACGCGCATGATCTGCCAGCAGTGCCGTTGCCGGGGCTGGGCACGGATCGAGCCCGCGCAGCGGTAATAGCTATACGTGACTTGTACAGAACTGCGGAAAGCTTTGAATTTCCCCTGTATGACATACGGGTCAGCAGCTTATGGCCGCTGACCATTAGTGGTAAGAAGAGCCTTTAACTCTGCCACCGTAAGCCATGGTTTCGCCTTGTGGATCACCCTATGGCAATTGGAGCAAACCAGTGCCAAGTCGTTAGGTGTGGTTTCGTCACCTTCGACCATCGCATGAACCGGATTGGTATGATGCGCTTCGATAAACCCGTATCCACGCGGGCCATACGTGGCAACAAAGTCAAATCCGCACGCCTCACATTCCAATTTGCCATAAACTTTGAGCACGGCCGACTTCTTGATCGCAACAACCTTTCGATCACGCTCGAGCGTCCGGTGAAGGCGGTAGCTTACCTTTCCTTCTTTTGCTTTGTAACTCTGGACCTCATCGAGAGTCTCCTCGTCCATTCCGGCGAACGCGCCTTCACGGATCGCCTCAGCGGCCACGGCTAAGTCTTGAGGCTTTCCGACAAACTCCAACCAAATGGCCTTATCCAGCTTGCTTGCGCCGCCGAGCCCCTTACCCCCCTTGTTCGTGAACACCGGATCAACGCTGCGGAAGTTCATCATCTTCATGATGACGCCGCTAGGGTTGCGATAGGTGGTCCAGCCCACTTCCGTAGCCATCTGACGAAGCAGGGCCGATACTTCGATCACGTCGGGATGCTTGACACCTGGATCCCGGCCCTTGTGCTTCACGTAGAGATCGAGAGCGAGGATGATCTGGTCCCGGGTCCAAAGCGGGTTCTTCAGCTTTTCGGGGGTGGCCGGTGCCGAGCCTACGGGAGCAACAAATGTGAAGCCCTCTCTTAGCAAAGGTCGGATCGATGGCTGACCGCCGTAAAACTCGTCGGACCGGAGGGCATCAGACTGCCCCGGAAGGTAGCCGAACGCAGCGCCAACTATCGCCTTGCTGTCATAGCTGTGGCCTTCGTGCCAAACCAGGTGGGTGCGAGCCTCTCTAAACCCATACTTTTCGAGAAAAGCGGCTCTTCCAATACCGTCGTGCTCAGCCATGGCAGCGAGAACGCTGTCGCGCGTTATCAACGTCGGTTTCCGTTCAATCGGCAT